TACACGAAATTACAACACCTGCATGACGGTCGATAAAGTCTGCCAGCTTATCGTCTGGATTGAATAGTTTTCTCATTGGTTGCCTCTTTCTAATTCGTCTACGAGTTGAATGACTGCATCAGGCGTATTCTGTAACGCTCGGTATGCCATAAACACTATCTCTTTGTCAGCGTCTGAAGCTGATCGACGTTCTATCCTATCGATGAGTAAACGTAAGGAATAGACTATCTCAGCTAGCTGCCAGTTACTAATCTCTGCTCTACTAGGATTCATCTTGCCTCCCGATCTTTCATTTCCTGATAGAGCCAGTCAGCACGATCTCTATCACGATCTTCCTGAGTCTCAACATACTCAGGGAGTGTAGATTCTTTTACCAGTCTGTTGACGATGCCGACCATGTTGCGACGAATAGCCGCTTGCAGCTTGATAGGGTCTGACTGGAATACAGCGCAAGTCTCTAGGAGGATGCAAAGTTCTTCCTCTAACCGTTCCTCACGCGACTGTTTTAATGTATCTTTAAAGCAAGCAGTCAACTCACCGGGAAACCCGTCTTGTAGCGTACCGATTAAGAACTGCTCGTAACCTTGCTTATCCATATCTAATCTCCTAGTTAAGGTTCAGTAATAGTAAAGGAATACAGGATATTGCTAAACAAAAACATTTCTATTGATATTTGAGTCTGCATAGAAACATTCTATTAGGAAATACAGTACCACTTCTGGCACAATTATGGACAAGAAAAAGAACTTACCAAAAGAACAACCGAAACAAGAAGTACAAAGATTCCTGCCTAAGACATCACCTAGAGGTCAACCGCTTGGACAGCAAAGATTCAAAACCCTTACGTCGAAAGTCCGGTTCACTTGGAACGGAAACGATTTATAACTTTAGTACTCGGCTTTGCTCTGTTTGCAAAAGAACAAGATCGTTAGCGCAGTTTAAGGATAGCGAGATTTGCAGGACTTGCGAACGTAGGAAGCCGAAGGTATGATTTGCTCACGCTTGGCGGCGTGTTTGGGTAAGCCTTAGAAGAGACTCTGCTGGTACCCACCAGTCCGCCAACACCTGAAACGGTGAGAGTCTCTCCTAGGGCTTTTTTTATGGAAAAAGCTATGCACTACTACCAATTCAACATTGGAGATTATGCAAGTCACACAAGGCATTTAACTAACTTAGAGGACTTGGCTTATCGCCGACTTCTGGATGCCTACTATCTCCAAGAACATCCGTTAAGCGTCGGTATAACGTCCGTTGCACGACAGGTCAATATGCGTGAGTACGAAACTGAGGTCAAAGCGGTCTTAGAGGAGTTCTTTACGCTAACTGACGATGGCTGGTTTCATCAGCGTGTAGATAATGAAATCAAGCATTTCCAAGCTAAAAGACAGCAAGCTAGTAACGCAGGTAAAGCGTCTGCTGAACGTCGGAACAACATCCGTTCAACGGACGTTCAACCAACCAATAACCATAAACCAATAACCAATAACCAAATTGATAAAGAATATATTGATCGATTTGATGAATTCTGGAAACACTATCCTCGTAAGGTATCAAAGCCTAATGCACTCAAGGCTTGGCTAAAGGTAAAGCCTGATGATGAGCTAACGAAAACAATCATCTCAGCAATTTCCAAACAGAATCTATCTGCTAGAGAAGAACAATTCATTCCTCATCCAGCGTCATGGCTTAACGGTAAGCGTTGGGAAGATGAGGTCAAGGTTGCCAGTACGACGGCATTTCCTTTCGGAAGGAGAATCCTATGATTGGCGAATTCTTAAACAAGCTGGAGAAGGTTCAAGGCAAGCGTGGTCATTGGGTAGCCTGTTGTCCAGCGCATGAGGATAAGCGTCCATCCTTAGCGATTACCGAGACTGACGATGGCAGGATTCTGCTGAAGTGTTTTGCTGGTTGTTCGGCTTACGAAGTGGTTTCAGCAGTCGGCATGGATTTGACTGATCTGTTTCCTAAAGATCAATCTTTTATGCCTAACGATACCAATAAACCAGTCCGTAGACCTTTCTATGCCACAGACCTGATGAAAATAATCCAATTTGAGGCACTTATTACGTCCATAGCGGCGTTTGATATGGCTGAAGGTAGGCAGGTATCAGCCGAGGATAAAAAACGGCTTAAAACGGCTTTTACGCGAATTAACGAAGCAGTAAGTTATTTATAGGAGGAAACATGAGGATGAAAGCATTTCCTACGTTGAAGGATAACGGTCACATCACTACGCAAGACGGTATGGACTTACGAGATTATTTTGCAGCTAAGGCTATGCAGATTTATATGGCTGAAAGAGCATATCAAGGGATTGATGAGAATGGTGAAGCGCAGATTTACGAAAATGGTGTTGTCGCATGGGAGCCAAATGAAGTAGCTGAGTTCGCTTATGAAATGGCTGATGCCATGATGGAAGCGAGGAAAGATGACTGAAGCCAGATTGATTGAGTTAGGCTTTAGCGAGGTAACACCGGGGTTTTGGGTAGCTAGTGTCTTTGGAATCCAGCGGTTAGTTGAAGTCGTTAAGGAGGAGACAAGAAATGAAGAAGCCAAAAGAAATCGATGTGCTGAACCGGATGGTGTGGTTTGAGGATACGCCTGATATGGTCGAAGGGTTACAAGGACTAGGGCTAACGGAGTACGCTAGGCATCTTCACAAGATGCACATTTATCACAAGAACCTGATTGCAGAGATCAGGAAACTACGACGGGAGGCTAAGAATGAGTCTTGAGCAAAGAGCAGCAGAATTAGACGAGGCTAGGAGACTGCGAATTATCAAGAGTGATTCTATCGATGTAGAGAAGTATCTACATTCCAACGATGTAACGATTAAGGTAAAACAGGCTAGAGATTTCCTAGATGATATTAAGGAAAGCTATCTAAGTACCGCTAGAGATACAAAAATTGTATTACCTTGGACTAATACGCACAGCAGTTTTGCGTTTAGACCGGGAGAGGTAACGGTTTACGCAGGTTCTAACGGTGGTGGTAAGTCGCTGTTGACCGGACAGATTGCTTTGCACCTAGTGAAGCAGAACCAGAAGGTCTGTATAGCGTCGTTCGAGATGAAGCCGATTAAGACGCTAGAGAGGATGTTGCGACAGTTCTCAGGAGAATTTATTGATGATCCGCTAGTGTCAGACCGAGAGGCTTACATCACGAAGATTCTGACTCGGATGGATAAGTTTACAGTTGACCATCTTTATCTTTACGATCAGCAGGGAACGACTAGCCCGGACAAGGTTATCGCTATGGCGAGGTATTGCGCTATGGAACTAGGAGTCCAGCATATCTTTATCGATTCCCTAATGAAGTGCGTCAAGAACGAGGACGATTTCAACGGTCAGAAGGGCTTTATCGATGAGCTAACGGCATTGGCTAGAGATCATAACGTCCATATTCACCTAGTCCACCATATCCGGAAACAGGCTAGTGACGAGGTAACTCCGAATAAGAATGACTTGAAAGGCTCTGGTTCCATTAGCGATCAGGTTGATAACGTCTTTCTTGTGTGGCGCAACAAAAAGAAGGAAAACCAGCGAAACCGTGGCGAAACTGTGGACGAATCAGCGGGAGATACGTTCCTAATGAACGAGAAGCAGCGTAACGGAGAGGCTCAGGAGTGGTATCAGCTTTGGTATCACGCAGCGAGTCAGCAGTTTGTTGAATCGGCAGGATCAAGACCACAGGACTTTGACAACAATGGACGTTTTAGAGACTGAAAGACATCGATGCGAGGTTAGGCAGGTCTTAGCGTGGAGGACAGCGGACAGGGATTCAGCGTTAAAGTACCTGAGTGTTGTTAGGCAGAAACGTGGGCATGAAGCTGCTGACCAGTTAGAGACTGACTGTAAAACTCAATGGGGTTTAGGAAACCGGGGAAAGAAAGGGGATTGGCGTGGATGATATTCATACTTGCCATCACGAATGTCAGCGTCCTATTTGCGTGGCAGTTCGTGAGGCTGTAGCAGCGGAACGAGAACATTTAATTTTGCAGTTAAGGGCTAATTGGATATATGACCCTATGACTGGTAAAAAACTGTTAGATGAAGTATTGCTTGAAAGAGGCTTAAATGGTCTTTAAGCGAGTAGATTCTACGCAGACGCAGATCGTCAAGGAACTCAGGCGAGTAGGCATGGATGTCCAGCACCTACACGGAGTAGGTCAAGGATGCCCGGATATTCTGGTGGGCTACAGGGGTAGGAACATTTTGTTAGAAATAAAGAAAGACGAGAAAGCCAAGCTAAGTCCAGATCAGGTTATCTGGCATCAAACATGGCGTGGGCAGGTAGCGGTAGTGTCTAACCCACAGGCTGCGATTAAGGCTGTAAGGATTGCTTGTTTGGAAACTATTGAGGAATGATTCTTGATAGAAATATTTATATTGAGAAATATGAGATATGAGAGTTAATCTTACGGATGAGGAACTATTTATTTGCAGAACGTTAGGCGTTATGAGGCGTTCTGTAGCGATGAAGAATGTAAAAGACCAGCAAGTAGGAAATGATTGCGTTTGGTCAATAGATATTGATGGTGTAGTTGCTGAGTATTGCGTAGCAAAGATGTTGAATGTTTGCGTTGATTTATCAGTTAGCCCAAGAAACGGCGGTCATGATTTAGTTTCTAAAGGGAAAACGATAGATGTAAAGTCAACAAGGCATAAAAACGGCAGATTGCTTGCAACGTTAAAGAAAAAAGATAGCCCTTGTGATGTGTACATATTGGCTATTGTTGATGATGGTGGTGCTGATGTTGTTGGATGGGAATACGGAGAAAGCCTATTTGATGACAAAAATAGAATAGATTTAGGGCATGGCGTTGGATATGGAATCCAACAAGACAAGCTAAGAAAATTTGATAAGAGATAAATATGAACTCAATCGATCCTCACGAAGCAATCAACTACATGATTAAGAACGCCAAAGCCTATGCTCAAGCTAAGGCTGAGGTGACTTACCTAGAGCAATATCGGAAGTCTAAGAAGGCTATTCTTTTCGCTAGTGCGATGGGCAATACGATTGCTGACAAAGAATCCTACGCCTATAGCCATCCAGAGTATTTAGAGCTACTAGAAGGGCTTAAGGAGGCTGTAGAGGAGGCTGAGAGGCTGAGATGGATGCTGGTAGCAGCACAGGCTAGGATCGATGTCTGGAGGTCTCAGGAGGCTTCTAATCGCGGGTTAGACCGGAATACTCAATAGGAGGAAATATGAACGAGATAGATGATACCGAACTAGCACAATGCTGCTCCTGTGGGTTTGTAGATTATTGGGATGAGATTCCAAAGGGAAGGTGTCCGTGGTCTGAGGATTACCTGACGGAGTGTCCTGAGT